GGCAAGGCAACTGTTTCCGACCGCATAGTCTTCTAATATACTATCCAAAAATTTAAGGCCGGTCACAATTTTCTTCTTGCCAGTTTTATAACCTTGTATAACGGGTTCGTAAACCATGGTGATGAACATTGTGTAAAGTGGGTGGTTTGCGCCTTGCAAAACCTCGTTCATGTTGCGGATGGCTGTGGGTATTTTTGCGTCTGACAGTGTTGCCTTTCCGAGGCGATGTTGGGCGTCAATAGCTGCAAGTCGGCTGTTTCGGGCTGTAACGATGTCTGCTCTTGACTGGAAGGCCAAGAGTAAGACAACATCAGCATAACTTATGGAAACATTTAATAGTGCTGCAGCACGACCTAGCATATCGCCATAGCGCTTTGGTTCGTCAGTGCGTGAATCCATGATGAGTTTGTCGACATGTTCAGTGAGTGCGATTAGGTTTGAGTGTTCGACGTCTGGTACGACAGTCATGTAATCAGGGTAGATGTTGGGTTTGGTTTGGTGAACCACTCCGTTCTCGATGCTAACAATTACATAGGGGCCAACCCATGACACAATAGTGTGTGGAAAATCGGCAATAACAATCAATGGGTCAGCATCATCATATAATTTATCAGCAGAATCGGTGGTTGTCACCTTGAGGCGTCCACCAGCTCGCTCAACTTTGCAATTAAACAAGGGGTGGTTGCCCGTTGGAAGCCATGAAAAGGCCCAAACCAGCCTGTGGTTTCGCTCTAATAGTTTTGTAACGGCTGGTTTGTCCAAATAAACGTCTACGGCTATCGCGGTGTCGGCTTTGTGGTGTGTACAGTGTTGGCCTAGGCAGTGGCAGGTGGTCATTGCATATTCAGGCCGGTCAACAACTGGTTGTTTGTGTCGGTCATAGCTGGTCAACTCAGGAGCACAAAAGTGGTGTCCTATGTGGGAATTTGCGAAATAATATTGATCGCTAGCTCGGGGCCCAAGTTCAACAACTTTCTTACCTTGAACATGTGACAAAATTCTAGCTTTGGCTGCTGTGCGGCAAGCCTTAACAAGAGCATGGTCTAGGTCAGAATCATTGGTGAACAAAGGTTCAAAGTGAGTTGCTGCTAGTGGACGGTTGATGAGTGTTTGTTGTACGGTGGGTAGTTTTGGAAGAAGAAGGCGTCCATTGTTGCCCATGAGTTGTTCTTCTACTTCTGATAACATAGGCATACAATTTCGGCAGGTGGTTGCCTCAGGTAATTGAATTTTGTTTAGGCGTTTTGATAAATTGTTAATTTGATTCACTATCTTGAGGGGAACGGTGTAGGTGGAAGCGTTGGTTTTGTAGAAAATCTTGAGCTCGTTGGATGTGTTCTTGCGACAGGGGGGCATAATAATATGTCCTTGTAAAGGAACTCCTAAAGTTCCGGCCCCTCCTGTGTTTAATTTTTCTAAGATGTACGTTGATGTCACAGGCTGATAGAACTGTGCGTGCTGTGAGAGGTAATCTCTAATAAGCAGGTCCACGGACTCGGGCGCCGAAGAAAAATGGTGTACATTTTGCAATTGGAAAACTCTTCGGTCGTGATAGTAAGTAATGTCGTGGTCCTGTAGATAAAATTGGGTTTCACTGTGTCGAATGGCTAATGGGATTAAGTGGAGGCCTGGAGCGGCTCCTTGGTAGAAGATCGTTTTTATTTTGTTTTGGGTTATTATTTTGTCTTCTACCCAGAAGTTTTTCCGTTGGCCATCTTTTGTTTCCAAACGACAGGCAGTGGTTGTTGTGTCGAAAACGACATTATTGGAAGCTTTGGTAAATTTTTCTAAAATAGCTGAAAGGTTGCGGACAGGGATCCCTAGTTCTACATATTTGACTAGTTCATCTGTCCACGGAAATTGTGCTAACAGTTTCTGATTGCACGTCATGTGTGATTAAAT